TCTTCCGATCTGTTATTCGCTCACGGTGCTCCGTTAGACAGACGTTCCGTACATTGAGTTTAATTTTGAAATATGGCTACTAGAAAAGAAGTTGCTGAACATTTGTTTATGTCAGTGCAAAATGTTGGTAAATTAATCGAAAAAGGTGTATTTAAGCCAAAACCAGGCCCAAATCCCTTAGATTTAGATCATTGCAGGCAATCTTATATTGAAGAGCTGCAACAAAAGGCTAGATATACGCTTAAAGATGGAACAGGTGATATAACGGAAGAAAAAACTAAGCTTACTGCAGCGCAAGCTAAGAAAGCACAACTTGATGTTGCTGTGATTGAAGGAAAGTTAATACCAACAGATCAAGTAGAATCAACCTGGGTAAACTATGCATCAAATTGCAGAGGCAAATTATTAACAATCCCTAATAAGGTTAGCCATTTAGTATTAGCAAGTAACGATTTTAACGAAGTAGAAAAGATAATTAAAGATTCAGTATATGAAGCATTAGAGGAATTAGCCAATGACCCAATACCAAGAGAATATAGAGAAAATACTCTTATCGACAAAAAAGACGTGGACACCACCTCCTAATTTAACAGTTTCAGAATGGGCTGATCAATATAGGACGCTGTCACCTGAATCTTCAGCTGAAGCAGGTATGTGGAAAACATCACGGGCACCATATCAAAAAGGTATTATGGATGCTGTTAATGATCCTAAAATTCATACAATTGTGTTTATGAAGAGTGCCCAAGTTGGAGCAACTGAAATATTAAATAATATAGTTGCTTATTACATTGATCAAGACCCTAGCCCTTGTTTAGTTTTACAGCCTACTTTACAAATGGCTCAAGCCTGGAGTAAAGACAGATTAGCTAATATGATTCGTGATTGTGATCGATTACGTTCAAAAGTAAAAGACCCTCGAAGTAAAGACAGCTCAAATACAGTTTTATCAAAACAATTCCCAGGAGGTAATATAAACATTGTTGGGTCTAACTCAGCTGCAGGGCTCGCTTCAAGACCAATTCGTATTTTGCTTTGCGATGAAATTGACAGGTACGATCCAAGTGCAGGAGCAGAAGGTGATCCTATTAACTTAGCCGTAAAACGTACAACAACGTTTTGGAACAGAAAAGTGTTTATTACTTCAACGCCAACTATAAAAGGCTTGTCAAGGATTGAAATTGCATTTGAACAATCAGATCAACGTTATTATCATGTTCCTTGCCCTGAATGTAAAGAATATCAAACTCTTGAATGGGAACAAATACATTGGGAATCTAAAAAACCAGAAACGGCCGAATATACTTGTAAGCATTGTGATGTAATAATTCCGGAAACAAAGAAAATGTGGATGCTGTCAAAAGGTAAATGGGTAGCCACAGAAGAAACTAAGAAAACAGCAGGTTTCCATATATCTGAGTTATATTCACCCTGGAGAACATGGAAAGATATGGCTGTTGATTTTTATGCTGTAAAGAGTCAGCCTGAAATGTTAAAAACCTGGGTTAATACTGCATTAGGAAAAACATTCGATGATCCAGGAGAAAGTATTGAACATAGCTCATTAATGAATCAAAGAGAAGAATATGATTATACTAATATTCCAAATAATGTTTTATTGATTACAGCGGGTATTGATGTTCAAGGGGACAGATTAGAAGCCCAAGTTATTGGATGGGGAAAAAATAACGAAGCATGGGTTTTGGACTATCGCGTATTCTTTGGAGACCCTTCAAGTAATATTGTATGGAAAGATTTAGATACTTACTTAGGAACAACATTTAAAAGAGATGATGATAAGCCGCTAAGAATAGCATGTGCTTGTATTGACTCTGGTGGTCATCATACTCAACAAGTTTATGCATTTACTGCGAAACGTATACACAGAAAAGTATTTGCTATCAAAGGCCAATCACAAAGCAATAAGCCGGTTGCCGGTCGACCATCTTTTATTGGTAGGTCAAGACATATACTTTATCCTGTTGGTTCTGATACTGCAAAGGAAGCTATTTATACAAGATTAAAATCTGAAACAAAAACAATACACTTTCCAGCTACAGTTGATGAAGAATACTTTAGACAGCTTACATCTGAAAAAAGAGTTATTAAATACTTCAAAGGTGCTAAAAAGTTTGAATGGGTTAAAAAAACAACACGTAATGAAGCTCTTGATACTTTTGTTTATGGATTGGCTGCTTTGTATATACTACAGCCAAATTACGATCGCTTAGAGCAGTTGATTAATAAAAACAAATCTACACAAGCCGAGCATAGTAAAAATATAAAACAAAACTCTTTTAAAGCTAACCATAGACCTAACTGGGTTAATGATTGGAAATAAACATATAAAAAGGTATACAATTATATATTTACTTCGTATAATTATATTATAAACAAAATAACATAATTTAAGGAGTTAATTATGAATCAGATACAACAACACAAAGAATGGAATAAAGATGTAGACTCTGCAATAAATGAGTTAGAAATGCTTATAAAAAAACTTAACCAAATTAAAAATCAAGCGTCTATGAATGGGTTACATAATTTAGATTTGCCAAAAGAATTAGATAATTTTGCAAGATACGATTTAGATTCATTTCATGATTCATTGGAGCCAGTATTTAGAAATGTTGGTACTATTTATGATAGGTGATATTAAAAAGCTGAACCGGTATTACAAAATATACCGGTTTATTAACAAAGCATCAGATAATGAAAAATTGCATTATCTTGAATTCCGTGCTAAGTTTATTCAAGAAGAACTTGATGAGCTTATAACAGCTATTAATAACGAAGAGCCTGATGAGGTAGTTGACGCTTTTATTGATATTATAGTAATTGCTTTAGGTTCATTAGATGCATTTGATGTAGATATTAAGCAAGCATGGAAAAGAGTGCATCATGCTAATATGCAAAAAGAAACAGGCATTAAAGACACCAGACCTAATCCATTAGGATTACCTGATCTTGTAAAACCTAAAGGCTGGCAAGCCCCACAACATTTTGATAATGTTGGTAAATTAGATTTTTTAAATAAGGAGTAGATTATGCATTCAGTATTAAGTGAGGCGGCAGCTTTACAAAAACAAAAAGAAGAAGACTATAACTCGGTTGATTCCGAAGCCAAACAGGAATACTTTCCTTATGGGCATTATTCATATTTACAAATGATTCAAACAAAAGTTAAACGCTTAGAGTCAATAGCTTTTGATGATAAGAAACCTAACTTTGAATCTAGCTATGATTCGGTTTTAGATTTAATTAACTATGCAAGTTTTTATGGAGCTTACTTAAAAAAACAAAATGGAAAATGAAAAACAATATTTTGCTTTAGTTAACAAAGTATTAACTGAAGGTGTAAAAAGAAACCAAGAAAGGACAGGCGTAGGTACTTTAGGTATATTTGGGGCTAATCTTGAATTAAACTTAAAAGCTGGTTTTCCTTTATTTACACATCGTAAAATATTTTATAAAGGTGTAATTGGTGAGCTTATTGCTTTTTTACGCGGTCATACAAATGTAAATGACTTTAAAACACTGGGTTGTAATTACTGGGACGCTTGGGCCGAAGAAGATGGTAACTTAGGCCCTGTATATGGGTCTCAATGGCGTAATTATTCTGGTTTACAGATTGACCAATTAAAAAACGTTATTCAAGAAGCTAAGGTTAACCCAGAGTCAAGAAGATTGTATGTAACAGCCTGGAATCCAATTGATGCACATAAAATGGCATTACTACCTTGTTTTCACGGCTTTCAATTGTTTATTCATAATAATCATTTAAGTTTACTAGTCAATATGCGCTCATCTGATGTAATGGTAGGACTTCCCTCAGATATATTGTTCCACTCATTATTAATGTTAGTTTTGTCTAATGAATTAGATATAACTCCTCACAAACTAATATTTAATTTAGGTGATGCGCATATCTATAACAACCATATACAATTTGCAAAAACTGTGCATGGGCTTGAAATATTTAACCCGCCTTCTGTAAAATTGCATTACGAGTCAGGCATAGATAATTTATATCCTGCTGATTTTATTATTGCAAGTTATAAACATAATGCTGCTAAAAAGCTTGAAGTAAATGTCTAGTTACTCAGATTCCTGGAATTTAAAATATTTAACGCTAGCTAAAAAGTTTGCTAGCTGGTCTAAAGACCCGTCTGTTCAAGTTGGGGCTGTGGCTATTGGAAATCGCGGACAAGTATTATCCCAAGGGTATAATGGCTTCCCTAAAGGTTTTGATGACTCTGAAATGATATATAAAAATTCAAAATTAAAAAAGAATTATATTATTCATGCAGAAATGAATTGTATATATCATGCTACTTTAAATGGCATATCTTTAGAAGGATCAACTTTATTTGTATACGGCTTAGATGTATGTCATGAATGCGCTAAAGGTATTATACAAGTAGGCATAAACGAAGTTGTTACTTATTCCCCAAATAAACCAAAAAACAAATGGATTGAAAGTTTTGAAGCATCTCAAGAATTATTTAAACAAAGCAACATAAACTATATTAAAATAGGCTAAAATAAATATTACATATAATGTAACAAATCATTATAAATACTCGTTATAATCAGGTATAGATATATTTTTAATTTATGGCCAATCAATTCGACAGCACATACTACCCTATAACTGAACCTAATGAATTACAATTAGGCGATTTTTGGGCATGGAAAAGAACCGACCTTTCAGTTGATTACCCTACTGCATCATATAGCTTATCTTATGAGTTTAATTTAATTGATGGAGCAACAGTATCTAATTTTACATTAACAGCGTCAGAATCTAATAATGAGTATGTTATTGAAAGCACAAATACAACCTCTTATGCAAAAGGTGAATATAATTGGATTGCTTATATTACTAGATCAAGCGATACAGCAAGAATAAAAATTAGCGAAGGATTTACAGAAATTCAAGATAACTATGCAACTACGACAGCTTCAGTTAGAAGCCATGCAAAAAAGGTGTTAGATGCAATTGAGGCAGTAATTGAAAACAGAGCAACTATGGATCAATCATCTATGAGTATTGCCGGTAGGTCATTATCAAGGTTAACTGTTGATGAATTAATGACATTTAGAGATAGATATAAGACTGAATATTTAAAAGAAATAAAAAAAGCAAGAATTAAAAATAACAAAGATTCAGGCAACGCTATCAAAGTGAGGTTTTAAATATGGCTTGGTACGACAGGTTCACTAACAATAATAAAACAAAAGTAAAAAAAATAAGTTCTGCCCGTAGATACGCTGGNGCTAATACAGGNNGATTATTTGCTGATTTTCAGGCTTCTAATACATCAGCNGATNCTGANATTAAAGATCAATTAAGAATNTTAAGAGATCGAAGCAGAGACTTAGCACGTAATGATTCATACGTAGCACGATACTTAAATTTAATGATTAGCAATATTATTGGNGCTAACGGTATTCGATTNAGCGTTAAGGCTAGAAATCCAAAAGGCGATTTAGATATTTTAGGTAATCAAACAATTGAGCAAGAATTTAAAAGATGGTCAAAAATGGGTAATTGCACATTAAATGGTCGTCAATCATTTTTAGATTGCCAAAAATTGTTTGTTGAAGCATTAATGAGAGATGGCGAAGTTTTAGTTAGACATGCTACTCCAACAGATTCAAAGTATAAATATAAAATTCAATTTCTCGAAGCAGATCATTTAGACGAGCAAAAAAACGGCGTAAATTCAAAAACAAAAAATAGAATTAAAATGGGCGTAGAAGTAGATCGCTTTGATAAACCAGTTGCTTATTATTTATTTAAAAATCATCCTTACGATAACACATACCAGTCGCCCAAAGAGCACATAAGAGTTCCAGCTGAGGAAATCATACATGCTTACATGCCGACGCGAGCAGAGCAGACCAGAGGAGTTCCTATGACCGCTTCTGCTATGCCCCAGATAAAAATGCTTAACGGTTATATGGAGGCTGAGATCACAGCGGCTCGTGTGTCAGCAGCAAAAATGGGATTCTTTACAAGCCCTGATGGCGATGGCTATGTTGGCGAAGATTATGAAGATACTTTTACTCCGATTATGGAAGCGTCAGCAGGTAGCTTTGAACAATTGCCAGCCGGTATGGATTTTAAATCATTTGATCCAGACCACCCATCAACAGCATTTGGGCCATTTACAACACAGGTTTTAAGAGGAATAGCTTCAGGTTTAAATATTTCATACCATGCTTTAACAAATGATTTAAGCTCTGTTAACTATAGTTCATTACGGGCAGGAGCTCTTGAAGATAGAGAAATGTATAAACTATATCAACGTTTTGTAGTTGACCATTTTATGAGGCCGGTATTTGAAAAATGGTTAGAAATGGCAATATCAAGCGGAGCTATTGTAATGGGCAGCGAAGCTAATGCCCCTTTACCAATGGGAAAATATGATAAGTTTTCTAATAATGCAATCTTTATAGGAAGATCATTCCAGTGGGTAGACCCTCAAAAAGAAATGAATGCTTCAATTAACGGTATGCAAGCTGGTCTTGTTACATACCAAGATGTTCAATCAAATTATGGCCGTGATGTTGAAGAGTTGTATGAACAACATGAAAGAGAGCAAAAATTAGCAGAACAATATGGAATTAAAACAGCATTCCAACCGTTTGGAATTAAGCTGCCAATTGAACCTGATGTTAAGGGAGGCGAAAATAATGGCGATACCGACTAAGGGAATGAAGGAAGATGCTCAAAGAGCATTAGATTGGCGCAAAGAATTTGGCAGAGGCGGAACAAGAGTTGGGCTTACCAGAGCAAATCAAATTGTTAATGGTGATAACTTATCAGATAGTACAATTAAAAGAATGTACAGCTTTTTTAGTAGGCATGAAGTAGATAAAAAAGCACAAGGTTTTCGACCAGGTGAAAAAGGATTTCCAAGTAACGGAAGAATTGCGTGGGGTCTTTGGGGCGGAGATGCAGGTTTTAGCTGGTCAAAAAAACTAGTTAATCAAATGAAAAAAGAAGATG